TATTGGCACACCCTTCTCAGGATCTTGAGAGCATTGATGCCGAGGTCAATACCAGGCTTTTGTGTGGTCCCCTGACGGGCACGACGTTATGGGCTGCAGGCCTGTTTGCGGTGGATAGTTGCACGGTTACCAGCGGCTCAGCCACTGTGACGCTGTCAGCACTTGATCCTAAGATTGCAGCCGGCCAGGTTGTTAAAGGCTATGGTATCCCTGCAGCAACAACAGTGGTATCTGTCGTCGGTACGACAGTTACATTGAGTGCTAACGCTACAGCCTCGAGCACAACGACGCTGACATTTGACAATCAAGTATCCATCTCAGGCGGCGTGGTGGCCTTGCACCCTTACGTCTTTGTTTATGGCAATGACGGCCTGATTTGGAACTGCTCAGCAGGCGATATTGATGACTGGGTCTCAGCAGACGCTAATCGGGTCAATGCGGCCACGGGCAAGATCTTGCAAGGATTACCTGTCCGAGGCGGTTCCAACGCGCCTAGCGGCTTATTTTGGTCCTTGGATAGCCTTGTGCGCGTGTCTTATGCACCGCAAAGCTTAGGCGTAGCAGGCACGGCAAATTTTGCCGCTACCACTTACTGGCGTTATGACATCATCACTTCACAGTCATCGTTCTTGTCGTCATCGGGTGTGATTGAGTATGACGGCATTTACTTTTGGACGGGCGTCGATCGATTCATGCTCTATAACGGCGTGACCAAAGAGATTCCCAATACATTTAACCAAAACCATTTCTTTGACAATCTGAATTACAACCAGCGTCAGAAGGTGTGGGCAACCAAGGTCCCGCGCTTTGGTGAGGTGTGGTGGTTCTACCCTCGAGGTGATGCCACTGAATGCACAGATGCTGTGATTTATAACGTCCGCGACAATGTCTGGTATGACACCGGCGAAGCTTTGGGAGCACAACGCTCTGCAGGCTACTTCTCACAGGTGTTTCGTTTCCCTGTGCAAGCCGGCTACCAGGTCAACACGGCCAATGCAATCAACGGTTTCACGATCTTTAATGCTGGCACGGGCTACGCTGACGACACCTACCAATACCAAACCCTCACAGGAGGCACTGGAACGGGCGCTACGGCCACGATCGTTGTCATCAATGGGTCAGTGGTCAGTGTCACGATCAATAACCGTGGCAGTGGCTATGCAGTGAATGATGAGCTAACCGCAACCCTGGACGGTGTGGGTGCTGACTTTCAAATTACCGTGGACTCACTCATGCAGCAAGTCTCCTTGTGGGAGCATGAGATTGGCAAGGATGTTGTTCAAGGCACTAATGTGCTGGCCATTGAGAGCTACTTTGTCACGTCAGATCTTGGTGTAATTGCTGGCGGTCCTGCAACCTTCTCACCTGTTGGTGAAAACAAGTGGACGCGCATCGAGCGGTTGGAACCCAACTTTATCCAGTCCGGCAACATGGAGCTTTACATCATCGGAAGACCGTACCCTGATCAGCCAGATCAGATCACAGGACCTTACACATTTGCGCCTGGCACAGGCAAAATTGACATGAAAGAGCAGCGCAGGATGCTGCGGTTAAAGTTCGTATCCAATGTGGCCGGTGGCGACTATCAGACGGGTAAGATCATTGTGGATGCTGATACCGGCGACGTGCGAGGCTATTCAACATGACCTTTGCCCTGGTTTATGATCCGCGGTATCACACCTTTGAGTCTTGGGCTGCGCTCATGTGCGAGGCTTATGCCGCACAAAACCTGCAAGTGCCCCTGGCTGATGTGGACTGGAAGTCTTGGGGTGCTGGCCTGAAAGCGATCGACATATTTGCCAATGAAGCAATCCCTGAGCCATACAATTTTGATGACTGGCAAGAGTGGGCTGCTGCCGTGGTCGGCGCTGTGAACTCGAGGGCAATCTGATGGCTTACACGCAAGATCAGTACCTGGGATTTGCACAGCAACTGGCACCATACCTGTCAGATCCGACGCAACTGGTGCAGCAGGCTGGCAAGCTGGGCCTCGGCGTTGAAGATGTGGCCAAGGCAGCGCAAACCTTCAACCCTGACATCACAACAGAGCAGATTCAGTCTTACTTTAAGCCTGCTGGCATCAGCTATCAGCCAGACCCCTACAACCAGATGTATCAAGACATTGCCGGTCGAGCACCGGACGCTGAAGGTCTTAATTACTGGCGACAGCAGTTTGGCGCTGAAATTAGCCCGGAAGAGCGAGATGTGTTTCGTCGGACGGCACTTGATTTTGCAGGGCGGCAGGCCTTCGGAAGATCCTTGACGGATGCAGAAAAGGCTCAGCTTTATGGCTTTGGCACTGTGCAGCAAGCAAACGACTGGGCCGCACAAAAAGGCCTTGACTGGACAAATCTTCAACAACAGAAACTAGACGCTGCTCAAACAGCGTTTGGCAGGCAATTGTCTGACGCAGAAAAAGCAGAAGTTTCAAGTTTAGGTTCGGTTCAACAAGTAAACGATTGGGCTGCACAAAAAGGTCAAGAATGGTTGTCAGCACAGCAGGCTGCAAGTGCGGCACCAGCAGGGGGCACATCAAACGTAGGAATTAGTGCGCTCGACAGGTTTTATGATCCAGTCTTGAAGCAACAATGGGTTATTGAGAGCGCCAGCGATTATGGAACAATTGATACATTTAACAAACCAAAAGGCGGCGGGGGATTAGTTTACATAAACCCTCAAACTGGAGAAGCGTTAGATCGTGAAACGTATTTGCAAGTTGCCAATACACCAGAGGCTGTTGAATACCGTGCTGAACAAGAGCGTATCGCCGCTGCAAATGCAAAATTATTCAGGCCTGGAAATACATTAGACAATCCACTAGTAGGCGTCACAAATTTCGATGATGGGGTCGCTTCAATACTCTCATCAAATCCAAACATCGCCGCTGCATTGGGTCATGCATCAACATTTGTTAGGCCTTATAAAGTAATCAATGGCCAACTGCAAGAAGTAACTGATGCGGACATCACGCCACAAGACATCGCATCTAACAGCGTTTACTTTTACATTGGTGGCGCCACAGGCGGACCAGATCGCCAGCGCATGGCGCAGTTGTATCAATCCAAAGGCGACAAGTTGGTGCCTGTTGGAGATCCAAGCTTTTACAAAGGCGAGCATCCAGATCAAGCGATCATGGATTTTGCAAAGATTGCACTGCCTATTGGACTTTCATTTATACCAGGCCTCGGTACTGCCATTGGCAGCGCATTAGGCGCAACGGGTGCCGCCGCTAGCGCTTTAGGATCAGGCGTATTAAGTTTTGGCACCCAACTAGCCATGGGGGCTGATCCTTTACAAGCATTAAAAGGTGCGGTATTAAGCTCGGCGGGTGGCTATCTCGGCAGCCAGGTTAGCTCAATGCTACCCACTGAAGTTGCAGGCATTGGCAAAAACGTCATTACGCAACTTGTAACAACGGGCAAACTTGATCCGGCTGCGTTAGCAACAAGTGTTGGCACAAGCTTCGCCACAGACGCTTTGGCAGCAGAAACCGGCATGGACAAAGCCACCGCTGGGAAGCTTGTTACAGCAGGCTTGCAGGCCTTCCAAGGCAACGAATTAGCCGCATTGACATCATTGGCTCAGGCCGGTATTCAATCGGGCCTAGCAGGCACTGGCGTAAGCGCACAGTCACCGCAAGATCGCGCCGCGTTTCTTGATGCTAACGCTTCCCTGCAAGGCGCTGGAGCACTATCCCCGATCACTGCTGAAGATGAGCAGATCGCTATACAGCAGCGCGTTACCAAAGCAAACCAGGCCATCGCTGATTATGCTGGGCCTGGCAATGATCTCAGCCGTGAAGGGCTTGTAAGCCAGCTACAAAGCTTTGGCTTTACGGCAGATCAAGCTGAAGGTTATGCAAAACAGGCAGATCAGCGCATCAATATGAGCCGCGTCGGCGCTGATGTGATGAATCGCTACTCAAAGATTGATCCAGAATTTGGAATGCCTCAGCTTGATCGAGATACGGCCATACAAGAACTTGTGGCGGCTGGCTTCACATCAGATCGAGCCAATGAAATATTGAACGGTATTGATGCGCAAAATGCGATCAAGCTTGAAAACCGGCTAAGCGTTCAATCTGCATATCAAAACTTCACGCAAGGCAAAGGCTCTGAAGACCAGCTACGCAGTGCTTTAACCTCTGCTGGCTATAACGACGCGCAGATCAACGAACTTGTCACGCGTGGTCGCGGTGTTATTGCAGGCAGCCAGCTTACAGGCGGCGAGCAAGCACAAGAGCGCGCATCACAATTACCCGACATCAGGGGCGAGATTGCAGGCAAGAGCAATTTCAATGAAGCCTACGCTTTAGCGCGTGAAAAGCTTGGCGCTGATGCCACCTTTACCTGGCAAGGCAAAACTTATAGCACTGCCACGGCAGCAGAAAGGCCTGACCTATCAGGTGCAACAAGCAAGCCATCCACTGAAGTCCCGTATGTCGCACCCAACGGTATGCATAACCGCGCAGCCTTTATCCAGGCCGGTGGCGGTACAAGTGATGCGGACTATGCCAAGTACGTCAATGCCGTTAACGCGCTAATCAGCGAAGGCAAGTCAGGAACCCTCATTACGCCAGCATCAGTCAATAGTGCTGGCAAGGACCTTCCTCCGACCACAGGCCCGGTCACGATGGAAAAGCCCAGGGTTGACTCAGTGCTTGGCAGTGTTGCTGCGCAAGGCGTAGCAAGTTTCGGAGCCAACTCCATCGCTGGCGCATTAAGCGCACTAGGCTTTACAGATGCGGGTAGAACCGTGCTTGATAAGGCCAATCAAATTGCTGTTGCTGCCACTGCAGCAGAAGGCGCTGACATCACGCAAGGCAAGAGGGACATCGATGCTGCCATCCAAAAAGTTGGTAGCTCCTCTGGAATCAGAGACTTTGCTACCAATGTCGGCAACTTAGTATCAACAGCTTTTAATAATCCAAAAGCATTTGGCGCTACTGTTGGCAGTGAGGTTGTTGAAGAAGTATTGCAACTTGCCACACTTAAGTTCCCTGGCAGCTTCCTTGTCAAAGAGACCGTTGCCTCGGCCCTAGAAAATGGCGGTGCTGCTTACAACACGGAATATGAGTCACAGATTGCCAAAGGCGCTTCCAAGGAAGATGCGCACTTAGCCGCTCAGAAAGCTGCCGGCACGGCTGCTGGCGTCACCGTAGCCCTGGCAGGCGGTGCTGCTGGCTTAGGCAAGGTGGCCGGCAAAGTCTTTGGCAGCCAGGCTGATGAGGCAGCAAGTGGCGTATCTCAAGTTGGCAAGACCACGCTGAAAGAGTCAGCACAGGAAGTGCTCGAGGAAGGCAGCATTGCCGGGTCGATCGATCTGGCCTTGGGCAGGCCTGTCGATGCTGTAAACGCGCTCACCAACATGACGGGCGGTGCTTTGTATGGTGGCGTTACGGCAGGGTCCATACAAGGCACGAAGCTTGATACGCTTGATCAAGCCGCATCAACATCGATTGGCTCAGGCGTTCAAGCCTCATTCAATAACACGCTTGCGCAAACTGGTGACATAGCCCAAGCCTCATCGGGTTCTGTTACGACTGCAATCAATAATGGCCTTGACCCTGGCGCAGCAGTTTCATCAGTCATCAACACAGCCGCGCAATCTGGCGGTGATATGTCAGCCGTTATCAGTTCATCAATTGATACCGGCCTTTCCGCTGCTTTAAGCAGTGGTGTGGACACGTCTGAAGCGGTAACCACTATAGTTTCAGGATCAATCACATCATCGCTTTCCAGTGGCGTTGATGTCACGACAGCCATTGATTCGACTGTTGGGTCTTCCGTTAAAACAGGCATTGCAAACGGTGTCGATGCATCAGCCGTGGTTACTAGTTCAGTCAATTCAGCCGTATCAACTGCTTTGAATAATGGTGCGAGTGCATCAACGGTTGTTACGGGCGCAGTGAGTTCTGCAGTGACATCAGGCTTAAACGCCGGGGCAGACGCCTCAAGTGTTATTTCATCCTCGGTGACAGCAGCCGTCTCGACAGCTACGCAAAGCGGTGCCAATTCGACGGCAGTTGTTGCAGGCTCAACGAGCACGGCAGTATCAACAGCAATCGCAAGCGGCGTTGATGCAAGCACTGCTATTAGCTCTGCTGTTGACTCGGCCACCCAAGCAGGGGCTAATGCTTCAACTGCTTCAGCATCATCGATTACGGCTGCGATCACTGCTGGCACGGATACCAACACGGCTATTGCGGCAGTCACGGGTGCGAACTCAAACATCACGGCAAACAGCACAACAAACAACAATGTCACATCCACAACCGCAACGGATGCGACGACGGGTGTAACGAGTCAGACCGTAGTTGACAATAGCTCTGGCGCGTCAACGACCATCACAACCAATAACAACATCACCTCACAAGTAACGACGGTTGGCAGCACGACCACTACAGTCACAAGCGATACAAGCACGGGTGTGACCACTCAAACGACGGTTGATGGCACTCGCTCAACAGATGTTACGGTTGACACCACCACAAACGTCACGACTCAGGTTGTTACAGATACAGCCACAAACACCAAAGTGACTGTAGAGTGGAAACCTGATGGAGAGGTCAGGTGTACTTTTAGGGACCGTGACGGTCAAGAAACTGTTTTTGATGATCTTGATGTTGGCGATCCTCCCAAGGTTGATGTTGTTGCGCCTCTTGAGCCTGTTAAACCAGAAGTCAAACCTGAAACCCCGAAAGAAACCAAGCCAACCACGACACCGTCAAAGTCAGCAATGGCTGCGTCGGCAATTCCAGGGATGGTTATGGGCAGTGAACTTGGACGCCTTAAAGGTGAAATGCTTAAATCCGGCCCTGCTGGAGAGCAGGTTGACCCTCTGGCCGCCATGAAGCAAAGGATTGAAGATATGAACGCCATTGATCCGGCCCTTGCCGCCGTCATTGCACAGCGTCTCGGTGTGGAGCCACCCAAGCAACAGATGCCTGCTTACACCTACGGGCAGGAAACATCGATTGATGACATCCTGGGCATGGGCAAGAAGGAAGAGCCTGAAGAGGAGCCACTCTACGCTCAAGGCGGTTTTGTTGAACCCTTGCGTGCTGCTGGTGGTGCCATGAATCCTCAGTTCATGTATCGTGCTGGCGGCCTAGGAACTCGAGAAGACTTCCGTCATGGCAAGCATGTTGCCGGTGATGGCGACGGTCAGTCCGATGACATCCCAGCATGGCTTGCTGATGGCGAGTTTGTTTTCCCTGCTGATGTGGTTTCAGCACTCGGTAATGGCTCAACCAAGGCAGGAACCGATAAACTCTACAAGATGATGCATGAGATCCGCGCAAGGGCCAGATCGACCAAGGAAAAGGATCTGCCGCCCCCAGCACATAAGTCTCCGCTCGACTACCTCAAGAAAGGTAAGTAATCATGGCCGGATTATTTGAAGGCACAGCGCCACCCAATGTTGAGACTACCCGCACCACGGCGCAGCAAGCGCCTGGGTATCTCACCGAGTACCTGACCAACCTGGCTCAAGCTGGCACCAGTGCATTGGGCACGACCACGCCAGCGGTTAAAGATGCTGAAGGCAACATCACAACGCCAGCATCATTTACGCCCTTTGGCAAAGATCAATTGATTGCGCCAATGTCAACGCTGCAGCAGTCTGCTTACACGCAGGCACCTGAACTTCTAGGTCGGTATTCGACCGCACTTGATCAGGCGCTAACGGCTGGCAAGTCTGCCATGGATGTTGGCGCAACAGACATCTCAAAGTTTTATGATCCGTTCAAGACTGATGTAATCAATCAGATTGAAAAGCAGGGTCAGCAAGCCTTGATGCGCAATGTCATGCCAGCACTGAAAGCACTAGGTGTTTCTGGCGGCGCTGGGACCATGGGCGGCAGCCGGATTGGTACCGTATCAGGACAGGCCTTAGCAGACTTTGCATCACAGCTTGAAGGCCAAAAGATTGCAGCCCAGCAGAATATGTACAAAGCAGCACTTGATGCTGCGCTACGCGAGCAGGCTCAGCAAACAGGCGCTGCAAGCGCATTAAGTAGTCTTGGCAATATTGAAGCGCAAGCAGGCTTAGGTGAGGCCAAGGGACTTGCAGAGCTTGGCGCACAACAAACTGCTTACGATCAATTAAAGCTTGAAGCACCGCTTACCAGGGCTGCTAATGTGGCTCAGTTGCTGCGTAATTACCAGTTCCCAACGACAACCACTGAAACGTACAAGGGTCCTGCAAGTGCTTATGGACCGTCAGCCTTATCGCAAATTGCTGGTCTGGGAACTCTGGTCGGTGCAGCCTTCCCGGTAGATAAGGCCGGCAACATCGGTGGCCTTGGCGCCTTACTTGGCAAGGTGTTTAGCGGTACGGGTGGCAGCGGGACTTACACGGCTTCAGCAGGCGACAATATGTTGAGTGACCTTGCGGACTTTGGTGGTTAATCATGGCAAAACAATCACCTCTAGCACTTGTTGAAATGCCTGGTGAATCCTCTGGCATGACTGAGGCGCGTCAGACTTACATTGACGCTCAGAAAAAGATGCTCGAGGCGCTCGAGTCACGCAATCAACTTTTTGATCCCGTGCTCCTGGCCATGGCTCAAGGGTTCTTAGCGCCGACCAAAACAGGATCGTTCGGTGAAAGCATTTCAAATGTTGCTGGAGCCGTTGGCCCTGCAGCAGAGGCCGAGCGCAAGCGCAACATTGAGATGGCTCAGATCCGCGCAGAGCTTGCTGCCAATCAATATGGTGCAGCACAAAAGGGCGAGGCGCTCAAAGCGTTTACAGGTGCCATGCAGCCCGGTAAGCCAGGTGAGACCATCACGGTCGGTGGCCAGCAATACCCAGCAGAATTTGCTGGCATGACACCTCAAAGAGCAGCGCAAATTGGTATGTATGACGCCGCTCTTGGTGAGCTTGCCAATAAATTTTTGCAGGCCATGCGAGATGAAGTTAAGGTAACAGCAGAAGGTGCTTACAATGTTCGCACTGGCCAATTTACGCCAACGCCTGGCGGTGCCCCTGTCAATGTTTATGTTCCAGAGCATGGTGGCGACATTCCGATGACGCGCCAGGATCAAGTGGAGTTAAACGAAGCGCGCAGAAAAGGCGACGGAAAAGCAGTCAGACAAATCATCAATCGCCTAACGCAGCCGTTACCAGAGACAGCACCTGGGGAACCAACCCCTGGAGCAACTGCAGCAGAAGGCTCTACAGCAAAGCCTGCAATAACGGTTCAAGAGCGCGAGCGCCGGAGGGAAGAAGAAAAGGCGCAACTTGAGACCAGGACAGCAGCCGAGAAGAAGCTTGCTGAATCCGCTGCCGGGCGCACTTCGCAAGTGTTTGAGCAGGCCAATGCCGCAAGACAAACCGATCCAACTTATGCTCGTATTCAAACGATTTTGCAGCGGCCCGGCATGGATGCTGTTAAGGGGGTCTTGGAACGTAGTGGTGCGCTTGCACAAATTGGTTCATTAGTTGATGAAGCTGTGCGAATTAATAGTTTTACGATTGGCATTCCGGCAATTCGCAAAGTTATTACGCAGGCAAACACCCCTCAACATTTAATTGATAGCGCCATGGAATTGGCAAGCGCTTATGCACAGCTTAATTTCGATGCGCGTAAAGGCTTAGGATCAGGCACATCCGTATCCAACTTTGAACAGCAAATGGTTAATCAGATGGGATTATCCATGGCTGATACGGTTGCGTCAGCAAATGCTAAGTTAGCTTTCTTGCGTGAGCAGGCCAAGTTCCGTCAGGAACTAGGATCAGCACTCAAAGAGGCTCGCAAGAAGTCACCGGGCATGCAATTTGATGACTTTGAAGAGACGCCTGAATTTGCAAAAATGTTTGATGCTTACAAGGCGCGTCAAGAAGCTAATGTCAAAAGGTCTGGCCAACCAGAAACACCGCGTGGCGAACTCATTCAGCCTAACAAACCCGCTGCGCCAAGGGCAGGTCAAGAGCGCAAGATCGATGGCAAGATCTATGTGCGCCAGCCTGATGGCAGTTATAAATTAAAGGAGTAGTCATGGATAACCTTGCTGACTACAACAACAACCCTGGCAATCTCAAGCCGCCAAAGGGCGTTAAGTACGAAGGCCAGATCGGCGTGGATGATCGCGGTTTTGCCATCTTTGAAAACAAAAGTTTTGGCCAGCGAGCACTTGTCAATGACATCAATATCAAGATCAACCGCGGACTTGATACGCCAGAAAAATTTATTGATCGGTACGCGCCTGCTGGCGAGGAAAACCCTGAAGATGCGCGTGAGAATTACAAGATCAAGCTGGCTGCATCATTAGGCCTTAAATCCACTAATGACCCGTTTCCCAAGGGTGCAGCGCCAAAAATTGCTGACGTTATTTATCGCTTTGAAAGTGGTACTGAGCCAAAGCAAGAAGAAATGCGTCGCAGTGAACAGGACACGCCAAAGCATTTTGAGCTAGAGACCACGGGCCTTAAAAAAGAGCCGGTATCCTTCTCAGACCAGGCTGGCGAACTTATGCGCATGGCCATGGAAGCAGATCCTTATCGCGTGGCCGGTGATGTTGCTGCCGCATATGCAGGCGCTAAGACTCCTGCTAAGGTTCAAAGCTTTTTGCAGGGCTACCAAGGCGTCCCATCAAATGTTCCCGGTGTTATGGGTGGTGCATTGCCAACGACGCCTGGAGCGGCTCCAGCAGCCCCATCGCCTGTAACGCGTAATGTGCCAGGCTCATCCGGTCCAGCCAATTGGACCCGTGCCATGGGTCAAAACATCCCTGATGTGCTTGCCGAGTCTGCTGAGTCCATGCGCAAAACCGATCCTCGAGGTGGCCAGGCCATCATTGATCGTGACATTGCCAATATGCAAAAGATCCGCGGCATGGGTGCTGGGAACTTCCAGTTAAGTGGCTCAGGTCCTAATCAATTGATGCTGCCACCTGAAGTTGCTGCAAACCGCCCACCACCACCGCAGCCTAAAGGTCCTGGTGTCTTACCACGGATTCAGGCAGGCTTGCGTCAAGCATTTCCAATTGGCAAAACAAGTGCCCTGGGCGCTCTTGGTGGTCTTGGTATGGCTGAAGGCGCAAGGGAAACAAACAAACGCTTGCAAGAAGACGACATGCTTGGTGCCTTGCTTGCAGGCTTGGGTACAGTTGGCAGTGCCGGGGCTATGACACCCTTCCCACCGGCCAGGATTGCAGGCACGGTGGCCGCTACAGCATCACCCTTGGCCCTGTACCTTTACGACAAGATGCGCAGCAGGCAAACTGGCAGCATGCCACTGCCAGCGGTTTACGCAAGATACCAACGCTAGCGTTTATACCGAGACTTAAAGCAGACTTTGCACTCTGCCAGCCACCCGCCCCTAGAACGCTCATAAAAGGCTTCTACGGGCTTTGTGTCCTGGCACTTAGAGCAAACCTTCATGCCGTCCTTTACGGCGTTCCTGCGCTCAAATAAACGGTCTGAGGGCCATCCCTGATCCACACGCCACTTCAGGGTGTAATAGCTTAGCTTTCCGCGCTTGGCCCACTCACGGAGCGTGAGGGTGGTGGAACCGATGGTGAGAACTCTCTGGTTATGAATCGTGTTTGACATTTTTTGCATTCGCGTCGGCGCTCTAAATAAAATCTAAGCTTGTTGGGTTCCCAGTAAGACCGGGTATCAAGGACGATTGTCTTGTAAGACCGTCCTGACTCGTTTCGACAGTATGGGCATTGCATCGTGTAATTTCTTCCTCAGTTCCAACACATTCCAGGCCAGATCGTGCAAGTATTGATCGGCCAACGCTGGATCGGTTTTCATTTGGTTTTGCGCCTGGTTGTGCAGTCGCTCGATAATTTTCAATTGCTTCTCGTATAAGCTCATCTAGGTCAGCATCCATCTGATCGGGGTAGTCAACCAATTGCCTGAGCATGCGATAGCGCAGGGCGTCATTCATGCTTCTTTTTCAGGTGGTTATTGACAATCGTTTTGCCTGCTTTTGATGCTGGCCATGCAAGAACCCGATGATCAATCGTGAAGTCCATGCCACCACTACGCATGGCATGAAGCAGCCTGGGAGTAAGCGCTGTGAATTGTTTTGGTGCCGGCTCATCAGGGCAGATGGTCCAGGTGTAAGGCAACTTAGCCATGATTCTTCTCCCGCAGCTTGGCTTCAAGGACTTTGCATAGCCAGTTGACTGATTTATCACCTTTAACCATCTCGCACGACAGTATGTTAATCTCATCATCCGTCAGCCCAACCCATTGCTTTGGCGGTGCGGTGTAGAGGGGTTCGATCAGAGCATGACCAAGTGAAGGGCCTTTAAGCCACTGATGTGGGTCTTTGTCTATATAAATCCAACGAGGGCCCTCAACACTGGCGTCAAGTGCATAACGCCACGCCACCGGCTCTTGCTTTTCCTCTAGTGTTTGGCGCAGTGCGGTGATGGCTTGCTTTTTGCTAATAAGCCAAGCAAGACTTGTTGGATCACTCTCCAGCGCTTCAAGCGCCATCTGCATAGCTTCTCTGCTCATGTGTTCTTCTCCTTTAGCTTGGCTTCTGCCCACCAGACCGCTGATTGCCATGCTTGCTCAGTGACCCAAGATTCTTTTAAGCCTTGTGCAATCTCCTCATCCGTCAGCCCAACCCATTGCTTCAGTGCCAATCGGCGCAGTTCGACGGCTGATTCCCTGCCCGTGCTATTGCTTATTCGTCCTTGCACAAACTCAGCGTCCAGCGCATCAGCTAGTCGCAAGGCTTCGGGTTGTGTGTTCATGTGTTCTTCTCCTCAAGGAACTTGTCTATGGCGTTTATAAGCTCCGCTCTGTCAGTGTATTTGTCGTAAAAATCTTCTGCTTCATTTAGTGTCAGCCCAACCCATTCACGCTTTGGTGAGGTGTACACAGGCTGTGGATTAAAAACCTTGTCCTGTGGCTTTTTTCGGAAGTACACATGGCCTGTTCCAGTTGTGTGCATCCAGGCTACTGGCTCATCAAGATATGACTTGCCCTTTTGAAATTGATTGTGATCACCGCTCATAGTCTTACCCCTAAAGCAATGCGCTCACGTTCCATGCGTGCGCGTAACCGTTGTCTGAATCGATACCGTTTAGCAATCTCAGCCCGTGTCATCTTCGACCGTGGCTTGTCCTCACCGATACCAAGCTTGTAAATGTGCGTGGCATCCACACCGCGGGAGTTCTTCACCCAGCCCGTGATGTGGGTCACACCTTCCTTGTGTAAGGCTCTGAGATAAGACTGGACCGTTACGACATGCAGGCCCGTCTCATCGCAGATGTTGTACGCAGTGCAGCCCTCCATCAGCATCTTGATCATCCGCGCGTACAGCAGTTCATTGATCTTGATCATGATCGGACTGCTTTGACCGTGTGCCAATTGGCTTTGCTAGCACGCAGCCGTTGACCAAAGCGTGATTTTTGCTCAAGCACATTGCGCTTGTCTTTCAACATGTCTTGCCGACGCTCCTTGGTTTCACTGGCCGTTTTCTTCCGGTCAATTGGCTGATCCAACGTGCGCAAGTTGTATCGCTTGAGATAAGCAAGGATCTCCTCATTTGTTTTGCCGGCCATGAGCAATTCCCAGATCTTAGGAAGGTATGCCGCGAGATAACGTGATGTGTGGCAAAAAACCTGGTACTCGTACTTAGGAACACGTTTAAGTTCATTGAACTGCACCCAGTTCAAATCGTGTTCTGTGCAAAACCAACTTATCAATTTGCCCATGTTGGCATTGCTCAAGTGGTTTCTTAATAGACACCGATCCCAAGCCTCCTGCAGGTCTTCCTTTTTGGTCTCGGTAGCAACTTCATCTAGCAGTTCGAGTAGATTCATGCTGCATCTCCTGCGCTGTCACGCCAGTCATCGGTACAGGCTCGCTTACGCAAGACCATGGCTTCAATGGCACGAGCAAAGGCATAAAACCAATGATCAGCCGTCAGTGAGTCAGGGACACTGTCAGCACAGGCCCTGATGTCAGCATCGCTAAGCATGTTCCTGGTTCCTCCGTAAGAAGCTTGGACCATCTTGCTCGGCCTCGAGTTCTCTGATGTCATTGGCTGCATCACTCACACCGTGCCAGTCTCTGCGAGCGATCATGACTTGCATGTACTCAACCAGCACTTGAATCTGTACTTCTGGGTCTTGGTAATCTCTCATTGCTAATCTCCAGGGTTGCGTCTGCAATACGGATAGCCAGCGTCGCAATGCGCTCTGGCGTATCCAGTGAATAAGGTCCATCCTTGTAATGCTCAACGCCGCGGGACAAGATCCCGTTAAGCGCTGAAGCAATCAGCATCAATCGATCATCAATCAATCGATCATTATTCTTCGCCATAAGGCATGCTCCATAAGACATAAATTAAAAACACTGTCAGCCCGATCGAGCCGACACCAAACATCGTGACAAGCCAGTCAATAAGATCAATCATCGAGCCGCCCACTGTGCAACGCCGTTGCTGAAGTAGATAACAGCGCCGGCAAAAAGGGCGTACAGAAGCCACTGGAGGCCCTTGTAGCGAATCATTTGGTACGGCGTGCGATCAAGTACCATCAGGTCATAAACCCAGTCCTGATCGTGGCTGTAGTGGCTTTTAGGGGCAGGTGAGTAGCAAGCACTCACGCCAAACTTGTAGGGCCGCTTGGTTACGGGTTTAAGCTTGCTGGTCTCAAACTTCGAGATGGGGCAAGTGCCCAGGTGCTGTAAGTAAACTTGTTCCATTTAGAACGGTGCCTCCTCAAAAGTTGACAGGTCTAACTTGGGTTTGAACGCCAGCTTGACTTGATTGCGTTGCAGGTAAATCCACTCAGGAAATGGCCACTCACGGTCATTGATCAATCGGACTGCGCAGGTCCCGTCGGGTTGGATGTGCTCGAGGATGCCAAGCCCTCGAGGTGTCTTCACGCGTGTGCCAGGGATCATTGTTCCCTCGCTTTCAGCATGGCGTCTGCAATCATGTAAGCCTGCCTCGCGGTTGCATCAAAATAATTCCCCTGCGCCAGTGCTTGCATCGCCTTGGCTGCAAAGTAATCGCGCAAGGTCATGCCCATGGTGAAGTCATGATCGATATACCCTGTATCACTGACTTCTTTGTGCCAATCGTGTGTGTGTAATGGAAACGCTGGTCCACCTGTTTTCATACCACCTCCACTAATGTTGTTTGGGGGTCAAGGTCACGCTGGCACAGCAGGTCAGCAATTGCTTCTTCCTGCGTCTTGCCAAGGCCCGTAGGCCAGCCAAGATCCCAGTCCTCCTCAGATGCAACGTAATACCCCTGCATGGGGCGATCAATGATGATTCTCATGCTGCTTTCCTCCTGCTTTTGATGTGCTCGATCATCGACACAAGCTCTTCCATTTCACCGACCAGGTTGTCGAAGGCATTAAGTTGATAGCCATCAAGATCTGGCCACTCACTTGCTAGCGTGCGGTTCAGGTTGTTGGCCTTCTCGACCACATTGCACACCTGTAAGCGCAGGTCATATTTATCGCTCTCAATTAACTTGTACATGTGTCCTCCAAGGGGGGCTAGGCCCCCAGTTGATTAGCGGCTGGTAACTTTGACTGAGAAAACTGCAGTCGTCTTCTGGAACTTGGCGTAAGCCTCGGCACCGAAAGCCTTGATGAAGGCGTCCTTGTCAAACGTCGAGCGGTTGGTCTCAACGTAAGTGGCTTTGAAGAGCGAGCCTTCAACAGACTTGGCACCGCCGTTGCTAGCGCTGTCCTTGATGGCGTCTTTGATTGCGTCAGCCTGCTTGGTCAGGTCTGCGATCTGGGCGAGCAATGCGCCGAGTTGGTCAACTGATGCTGCGGTGATGTTTGCGATGTCGTTTTGCATTTGGTTTGCTCCTGGTTTGCTTCACAGCGAAGTTGCTGTAAGGAGAATGTTAGGGATCTTTAATCCACTTGTCAAACAGTTTCATCAAGATCCCTACCGTTCATGCGCCAGAAAACGACCGCTCAACCTACTGATAATTATTTTTGGCCTGCCAATACTTCAAAAGCGATTCAAACATGAGCCAGCCGCGCTCGACATCAGCCTTGGTCCACTCGAAGAGCGATACCAGGCCAGCGTGAGTGGTTGAGACAAACACGTTGGCACAAGCTGCATCAGGCAGGATCAGCCCTGATCGGTAGGCTGCCAGTTGCATCAGGTGCTCATCAAAGCCTTGCGGATCATCGTTAGGACCGAAGGCTTTGGTCTTGATGTCAATCACCGCCACCTTGCAGTGCAGATCGCATTTGCCACCAAAGCCTTGCGGGTGGCTGAAGCTTTTTTCGCTGATCCATTCCTGCTTGCCATACGCTTTGTCGAGGACCTGCTTGACGGCCAGGTAGCTTTCATTCGGTGGCCCACCTTCAAAAGCACTTTGGACCTTGGCATGGATAGCAGTGCCCAAATCCCTAGCATCTGAAGCCTGCTCTTTGCTGTCCTTCAGGACCCGGTCAGCGTACTGGTCCAGGCTCTCATCATCACGCTTTGGTAGTGTTAGCGATGCAAGCAAGATCTGTTGCTGTTTCCAGGCCTCTAGACCGGGCTTAGCGGCGCAATTTAGGATGGTGGTGACCGAAGGTACCAGGTCATACTTGCGCGCGTCTCTGAGCGTTGTATTGCGCAGGTGGCCGGCATTGGATTTGACCTGGTACATCGGTTCACCGGTCCTCGTGTACCAGTGGCCAGCTTCACTGGGTTGTGCTTTCACTTCCATATCAAATCTTTGTGAGATTGACTTGATACAAAGTAAAGCCCTGAAGCTTCAAAAACGTCATCAGTTGCAGGTCATTCACTTCCGTCAGGAACCGATCGCCGGAAGGCGCCTCCAGCAAGGTGCTGTGCTCTGATGGATTGGTTGCCACCTGCTCGACAACATCTTGCACGGCTGGCTTTTTGTCACTCGTAAATTGACGTAAACGGTCCAGAAAAGATTCGTCAGTAGCCATTTTTTTATCCTCACTCAATGAAAATTTGTTGGGTACCCAAGGCTTTAAGGTGCCCTCATCACGGAAGTTAATGTTGGATTGATTGACAACAACTTGAGTTTCTTGAGTCATGCGATACCTGGGAGGAATGTCTCCATCGATCACATTCTTGCGCCACTTGTAAACGGTCTTGTCACTAATGCCATGTTTTATAGCAATGTTAAGAACGTGTTGGCCTGAAAACAAAGCGCGCACTACATCATTCCAGGCGTCATTGTCTAAAAATCTTGACTTTTTTCTGCTCTTCAAAAAAAGATCAGATTGAGCTTTTGAGTAAGCGTTAACGGATTCTAGGCTTTGTGTCATGTCCAATGCCTCGGCCAAAGTAATGTGGTGGACTCCTTGCCGCCCATGTCAACAAGTTCGGCAGGCGTGAAGAACTGGCCGCCAGGCCACACCCACACATGCTGCTTTGTGTAGTGCGGCACCAGCATGACGCCATTGACATACCAGATGGGAACCCAATCCCGTTCAGCAAGCTTGTTGACAACCGCAACTGCTGCTTTTTGGGTTAATTGTTTAGCCATGTCAGAAGGGGATGTCATCATCAGCGTCAGCAAGTGACGTTGGCTTGGCATGGGACACAGCGTGCCACTCGGGCGACTGAATGATGACGCGCTTTAAGCCTTCCGTAAGCGCATCAAACTCGTCCTGGTTGAAGTAGCCAAAGCTGAAGTAGGTTTTTTTATTGACCAACTCCGGCAGGCCAAGCTTTTTCAACGCTGCAGGCACCGCGGTAACGGTGTCCACGTTGGCAAAGGTCTTGTCACCCTTGACCGCATGCGTCACGGTCAGCATGCAAGGTGCGCCGATGATGGTGCGTAAATCAAAGCCACGAAGTTCTGCAGCAGTGAACTCCCTGCCGCGCCAGCTAATCAGCGTCTTGCGAAGCTTGGCCTTCTCGGCAAGCGATAAGGTGTAGCGCTGGCTCAATGACAAGGGCCTGCCGTCTTCCAGGGTCAAGGGATTGCCATCGGCATCCTCGCCATGCAACTCCCACAAAACGCGGCACTGACGCGCTTGCTTTTGCTCGCCCTGGTAGGAATAGGCCTGGGTACCAAGATCCACGATGCCATAACAGATGGCCATGTGAGTGCCTGGTGGCACAAGTTTGTATGAGCGTTCGGTATTGCTTTCAGAGATCAACATGATTTGCTTCCTTAAAAATATTTCTTAAACCAAGTTCGTTTGCAAGCCATTTCCAATCGTTTTCAGTGGCCATGCCCAACCGGGCACGGGTAAAAGCTTCCTCGGTCATTTGCTCGCGCTCTTGCATCATCAACTGCCATTCATCGTTTTTTTCCATAAGGTTTGCTCCAGGGTTTGCTGAATCTAAAGTGTTTCATGTATCGAACACTGTGTCAACCAATATCGCAACCCTGGGTTACGGGTGTACGCCCTGTTCACCCCTTGTGTAACCCTGGGTTACGGCCATTTCTCCTATGAAAACCCGAAACCATCGTGCAACCCTGGGTTACAGGTGTACACCCCGTTCACCCTGGGTTGCATAATGGTTACCGTTCGATTACTCTAACACCATGAACACCATGAACACGAGAGACCTTATTGAAGCAGTCGGTGGCGTCAGGGCTGCAGCCAGGGTGTTAGGGGTTGCGCCTTCAACGGTCCACTACTACTGCAAACACGATCGCATGCCTTTTTGGCGGTTACTGCTCTTGATGAGCGTGATCGACAACCGGGGCAAGATTTCCCACAAACAAATCATGAAGGAGTATGTAATTGACCGACACCCCCACATCCGTTGAACCCATTGGCCCCATTGACGTTGAGATTGATGGTGTTATGCATCGCATCACGATCCCGCAAAATTGCACGGGCTATGAAGCTGCTCAGTTGTGCCACATGCTGACCTTTGCTGTGCTGGCCAACAAGCCTTTGGACTTCACCACCTTCGTGAAGGAAAAGGGCATCGAGCGCCTTTTTGTGCAGCTATGAGACTTGCCGCGCTCTTGCTGGCATTGCCAGTGGCTGTCTCAGCACAGACTTGGTCTGCCAACAATGAGGGCGGTGGTGAGATCGTACTGACCTTGCGTCAGCACAAGTGCAAGGAGTTCGGCAAAAGCCTGGTGGACGGTTATAGCTACGGGTCCAATGGCAGGATGTTTGAGTTTTGCTGGACCGTGGTGGACGACATGATCCGCGTGATCTACCTGCATGACGCAAGCGTGCGGGTTTACAAGCCTGAACTATTTTCAAAAAAGACAGAGAAATAATGCACCGATACTTTGAAGTCAGGATGCTGGTCAAGGACGAGTCTTTGAGGATCAAGGACATCGTTAAGCAAACCGGCTATGACAAAGGCCATGTAAGCCGGCTGCGCAAAGCCTCGCGGATTGATAAGTTGATTGCAGATGCTGTGGCTGCAGAGCGTGAGGCTTGTGCAGCGCTGCTTGATGCTGCGGTTGAAAATTTCACGAGCATATCGTTGCAAGTCAATGACGAGGACGGCATCGTGATGGAACATGCCAATACCTGCAGCCACTTGGCAGCCTCCATCCGCGCAAGGGGAAACACATGAACCGCGAGGACATCATCAAGCTGGCGCGAGAGGCTGGATTGGCTTACGGATCTGACGAAAATCCATTAAATTCTGTAACACGCTTCGCCGCCCTTGTTGCCGCGCATGAACGTGAGGCGTGTGCGTCCGTGTGCTGCGACATGATCGACGCCGAATACAAAACAGGCAAAGTTGACCACAATGAGATGGCTTGGACGCAAGCCTGCGTTACCGCCATACGAGCAAGGGGCAGCCATGACTAAGAATGATCTTAAGATAGCCAAGACTGCTTTTGAGATGGTTAAAATTATCAACCATGAAATTGATAAGCTTTACGAAAAGCACGATGAAGAATTTGCTGACCAGGTTTACAACGGCGTCGCTCTCACGTTGATAACCAAGATCTGCATCGCGCTTTGTGAGCAAAATGGCCACGCTGCATTTGAAAGCTATTGGTCAGACGTTGATAGCAAGATGCGTGAGATGGTCAAAACTTTTGCTTGCGAACCAACAAAACATTAAGTAAAGTCCACAGGGCATGGCTAGGTTAGCTACCGAAAAGCGGCTTCATCACCCGCCTGCCAACGCCCAACTTCAGTGATGATTGCCTTTGATGGAAGGTTATGAAATGCACTTTTATCCCCACCACATCGGGGACTTTTTGAAGGACACCTCGTCCTTAACACCCGAAGAGTCCTACTACTACCTGCGGCTGATCTGGCTGTATTACGACACTGAAAAGCCCCTCCCAGACGATATTCCAAGCCTTGCTTTTAAGATCGGAGCGCGTGGCAAGGAGGATTGCGTTCGGAGTCTGGTTCAGATCTATTTCACATACGATTCAGATCTGAAATCACATACGCATCAGAGGATTGATGCCGAGATTCGTAAGTACCAAGCCAAGGCAGCTTCTGCAAAGCGTGCGAATCAGATCCGTTGGGAAGCTGAAAAGGATCTGAAATCAGATCTGAAATCAGATGCGGAACAGATCCCAACCAAGAACCAAGAACCAAGAACCAGAGAGAGCCGCGCTACGCGCTTGCCTCCAGACTGGGAACCGTCCGATCAGTTGATTGCTTTCATGCGCAAGGAACGGCCAGATCTGAACCCAAGCCATACCATCATGAAGTTTTGCAATTACTGGCAAGCCAAGTCAGGCAAGGACGCTACTAAGCTGGATTGGGATAAGACTTTCCAAAACTGGGTGCTTGCAGAAAAAGAAGGCAAGGCCAAGCCTGCCAGCATCAATCCGTTTGCGGGTGCGTTATGAAGGGCCACGAGTTCATACTTACCTGCCAGATTAAAGGCCGACTTCCCCAGGCCGTTTTTGTGGACTTTGATGGCGAGCCTGATCCAAGCCTGCCAATCCCTGTTGTTGTGGCCAGCCGCGGCGATTTGGACTACCGCTGGGCCAGGGGATTACGCATCCATGTCTCAGGAATCGATTCTGAGGCCATTTTTGAGGCCGTAGAGGCACTTAAACGCTTTGGCCCTAACCGAATCATTGCCACCTACTTAGAAACGCGCCCAATGCTTATTTGGGACTCGGAGATCGATCAATGAACAGCATCCCAAATAACATTGATTTTGTGCAGTGGTATCACGAGATGGAAGCCGCCGTAGCGGTGCGGCCAGCAAAGGACATCATCAAGCAAGCCATCGATTTATTGCAAACTGAGCCTGCTAAGCCCGTGCTCATGCCCTGGCCCAAGGTCAAGGACCGATTCAGCTTCAGGCCTGCCGAGGTTACGGTTTACGCCGGGACTAACGGCTCGGGCAAAAGCTTAATCACAGGCATGATCGCCCTGCAGCTTATTGCGCAAGGCCGCTCAGTGCTGATTGCAAGCTTTGAGATGAAGCCAACTACTACCTTGCAGCGCATGGTCCGACAGTGGACTGCATCATCATGCCCAGGGGTCGAGCAATACGAAGCCTTTGCTAAATGGGTTGGGGACAAGCTTTGGTTTTACGACAAGCAAGGCGCCACAGGACCGGAGCAAGTGATCGGTGTAGGCCATTACGCTGCGACGCAACATAAAGTCAATGACTACTTCATCGACTCGCTGATGAAGTGCGTTAGTGGTGAAGATGATTACAACGCTCAGAAAAACTTTGTGTCGGATTGTACGAACTTGGCTCGAGACACTGACCTGCACATCCACCTGGTCCATCACATCCGTAAAGCCGCCAACGACGAGACTATGCCCCAGAAGGTGGACCTAAAGGGTTCAGGCTCGATTGCCGACCAGGTTGATAACGTATGGCTCATGTGGCGTAACAAGAAAAAAGAGCGGTCTGTTGAAGCCGGTTTGATTGTGGATGTTGCCGAGCCTGATGCAATGTTGCTGTGTGAGAAGCAACGAAATGGGGACCATGAGCCGCGGTTAAGGCTTTGGTTTGACCGTCAATCCCAACAGTTTGTGGAGCTAGCTGGTGCAAACGCCTACCGATTCAACGCCAATATTTGAGGCCACATTGCCATGGCCACCTACCGTAAACACTTACTGGCGGCACAGAGTCATTGGCAAGCTCGCCACCGTATACGTTTCGCAGGAGGGCCAGGCCTACCGCAAGGCAGTGAACTTATGTCTTATGGAACATGGGGTGAAGACTTACG